GGCGCTACCACTCGTCGCCAGTGCGGCACGAGATTGCAGGGCACGAGATTGCAGGGCAGAGGAATGAACACCGTCAACGGTGAAATCACCCCAATGACGCATCACTTCCTCAGGCAGAACCACGCCGCCGTGACGCGACTCACCGCTTGCAGCTTCGACAGCCGCAAGTTCAAACTCAGCGTCTTTGCGGGCAGCACGTGCCTGCTCACCGTCACCGAACGTGTTCAACAGACCACGGACAGAGAACGACTTGCGCTCTTTCGGGCTCAGACCGATGTCGCGGTTGACCAGAGGAACATCCTCGGGCAGTTCAGCACGCATAATGCCCTTGAACACCTCAGCAGAGGGCGCTTCGCCACGAGCCAATGCACCTTTGACGAACGCATTCGCCAGATCGGAGCGGTTGTGCGTCTCTGCGAGGGTCTTGATTTCCTCGACGGCGGTGTTCATCGCCTCGGCGCGTTGTTCTTCCGTAGGTTCCATCCCCGGAAGCGTTTTTACTTCGTCAGCCATTTTGGCCTCCTTTAGTTGGTGGGATCGACCCATACCGACAGTCGCGTCAGCGGGGATCGGGACAAAAGACGCTTCACGGGGCGTCCACTTAGTGACACGGTACGAGTCCGCGTCGTCATCGCGCTCAATCTTGTGGACATCATAGCCCACAGAGACGTTGCGGATAATTCCATCATCGACATCCTGTCGAATTTCTTGCGCTTCGGTGCGATTGGAGAACTTGACCTCGACGTAAACACGCTTTTTCTCAATCCATGCACGACTGATGACGCCAAGTTGCGAACGCAAACCAGTGTACCGGTCATGGTTATCGAGCAGCGGCGCGTTACCACTGTTGAGGAAATCAAGGTTCACTGCCTCAGCACTGTGAACCAAAATCTCATCACCATCCATTCGCCGGTAAGGTTGCTCGGACGACAGCGGAAAGATGTACGTGCCGCTGTCAGTGGCGCGTGTGGTGTCTATCTCGACACTACGTGTCTTAATCGTCATCGTCGTTGTCCTCACTATTATCGTCGCTTGTACCATTTTCATAGTCAAGCGTCAAACCTCGTTCCGCTGCCAGTGCTTGTTCTTCCTCGATCTCGTCCAACAAGTCCGTTAGATCAATGCCGCGACCCGCTGCAACTCGTGTCAGAGACGTCTGTTTGGTCCGTAGCGCCTCGGCGTTTGCTGAAACTTCCTTCGCTGGATCCACCCAATCCCAACCACGAGCGCGGAATTGTTTCGCCCGCATGATTAGCGGTAAGCGGGTCGCTGGGATACGACTGTCGTTTTCCAGCACGCGACGAGAAAGCCACAGGGGGAACAGTCGGTTATACAGCCCACCAATGAAGAAATTTTGCATTTGTTTGTAGAAGTCGCGGTCCTCAGTCAGAACCGAGCGGCCTGTCGAATAACTGACGCCCGCCGTCTCCATGCCATGCGAGAAGGTCGATATGCCGTAACCCATCGCCTGATCTTTCTTGATCTGGGCCTCGAAGTCTTGGTAATCAGCCTGCATACCGCCCGGATCAAATTGCTGGAACTGATACCCGTAAGGTAGGGACTTGAGTGTGCCGGGGCTAATGTCCATCTCGAACGTGTTGTCCCAATCCTCACCGCGATCAGCCTCACGGTCAGCGAGTTGCCCGATGCCTTCCGACGTCGGTACATCTTTGGTGAAGAAACCCATGATTGCGGCACGTAAACGACGCCCTGTCACCTCGGCCTCACGATACCCGTCAAGTATCTTGACCGGGTGTATCACGGGTGCCGCAGGTGGCTCGCCGCGCGTCTGACCGGGACGAACTCGGTCGTATAGGTGCAAGATTTGTTCAGCAGGGACACTCCGGTGACGGTTGCGGGAATGCGACCCACCGAGACCGTGTAAATCACCAGGGTGATCGGTCAGAAACCAGTACGCGACAGGGCGCCCATCAGAGTTGACTTCCACGCCCATGCGGATTTCATTCTGCGTTTTAGGGTTGATCGTAATCAATGTCTCGTCGAGCATGTCAGGTTCGATCGGGTTGATCGCAATGCCAGACGGGTATCGAAGACCGTAAACAATCTCCCAGATCACCTCACCGTCGTTACACCACGACGATACCGCTTGACGCTCAAGGTCCGTACCCGTCATGTGACCGTCAACGGTCGGGTGCTCCCACCACTCATTCCATTCCTCTTGGGTGCGAGCGTTGAGTGGTTTGTCCAGAGCACCGTCACCCTTGCGCACGCGGGAGTGCAGACGGAACCCGTTTTCACCAACGATGTTGACACGCATCAACTGCACATAACGCCGCTGCGCCGCGGAATTACGATACAGGTTGCGCGACTTGTTCCGCAACGGGACGATTGCGTTCACCAACTCGGAATCGGCAGACTTTGACGAACTAAGCAAGTCACCGTACCGAGGCAGTGTGCCCCCGGCGTCGTATGAACGCACACTTGCTTTGATCCCAGGCAAACTCTCGGTCATTGTGTGAACCTCACTCGCACGGTGTTAGACTTGGCCGCGCGTTGGTTTTTCTGTGATCCACCTGTGCGCTGCACTTCGTCGAGATAGTAATCCCGCCAACTGCGTAACTCAGACACAGACATGCGACTTATGGACCGATCCTTGATTGTGTAGGAATCCACGTCGTGATCTGCCCGACCCTCAAGGATCGAGTTGATCTTAGCGAGCATGATTTCTGCGTGAGTGCGGCGATCAGCGGTCGAGGCGTGGATGGTCACATGGGAGGTTTCGACCTCTGACGCCTCGCTGTCTGACGACCGCACGATGATCAGGTTCATCCGGTACTCGCCGGCAGGGGCGGTCCACCCAGATGATGTCGCGGCGGTGACTTCAAATTCCCAATACGCGCCGTTCTGCGTTCCGTTGACGGTCAGTGTCGTACCACCCGCGCGAGGAATTAGATCATAGCGGATCGAGTAGGACGTAGACGCGAAGTCAAGCTGACGCTTCCATGCAGTAAATGAACCGACAACGATGCTGTCAGGTTCCGTGGTGGGGTAAGCCTTTGTATCAAACGGGTTAGTTACCATCAGTCTTTCCAGCTATTACCCCACGTACTCTTACGCCTCGGTGGGTTTCGACGCCGTGACGGCACCGGTTCATCTTGCTTGTCAACAGTCTTATCACGTTCCTGCACATCACGCAATAATACGCGACGTTGGGCGTTCAGGTCAACTTGAAGCATACGGAGCGCGGCAAAAGCATAGTTCCGACAGTCAAAAGGTTCGTTTCTGCGACCCTTGCTGATCTTTTCCCACTTCTTGACTGGGAACCCGCGAATGTACGTGGTGCGCATTTCCTCGGCAGTCAGACCTTGGAAGTATTTCTCATCATACCACCCCTCGGGGCTATCCTCTGCGGGCATGGGGAACGCGCAATAACCGCCTTTGTCGGGGTCGTTCTGTTTCAGTCGCCCGAACACGACGTCCTTGATCGTATCAACGCCGAGCGGCACGAACCGCGTTTTGTCGAGCGAGTTGGACGAAGGCTTACCGAAGATCGGACGGTTGCGACCCTCGATGCCCTTGACCGGCACAGTGTTTGGCGTCGAGTTAGTGAAGTCGTACACCGATGACGTGAAGAAGCCCGAGTCAACCGCCGTAGACCGGACAGCCATCTCACCAAACAACGGGTGCGTGAACGTCTGTTGCAGGTGCATCCGCAATTCTTCCCAAACGTAGGGTGCTGTCAGATCACCGTACAGGTCATGATACCCGAGCGACCATGATCGCTCGTCGTCACCCCACCCCACGTACTCGATCGCTATCCAGTCGCCGTTGATGTCCACACCGGCTGTGATCAACGTAATGTCTTCGGGTATCAGATCGCGCGTGTCGTACAACTCACGCTGATCCATCAGGTCGGACCATTCGAGACGCGATCCCTTTTCCTCCCACGTCTCACCCAGAAACGTGTTGACCCAAGTCTTGAGCAACTCCGGGTTACTCTTGGCTGTCAGGAAGTCGCGCACACCGTCAGACAGCGGAGCGAACGGGCTGTAAAGCTGCGACAGGTGGTATGAGTAATACCCCTCTTTGGTCGCTTCTGGGTTCTCTGCGCGCCACTCGCCCTCGCGGACCATCTTGTTACGGTCTTGATCGTCGATCACGCACCCGTTGTGCTCGCACGCATAATACGCAGTGTTGGGGTTGTTGTCAGACCACTTAACCTGAGCCCATTGCAGCTTCTGGTATTCGCCGCAGTGCGGGCACGGGCACCATCGGTGACGCTGATCACCATCCAAGAACTCTTTCTCAATGCGAGACGTTGACTTGTCACCGGGTGTCGAGACGAACACAAGGACACGGTTCCAGAATGTCGTTGTCCGCTTGATCGCCAAGTTGATCGGATCACCCTCGGTGCCAGCCGACGACTCGAAGCGATCCACCTCATCACACACCAAGACGCGGATAGGACGAGATGCCAGACCAGCCGGCGCGTTCGACCCAACCATCGCAATGTGGCCTCCGGGGAACGTCTTGTTGGATAATGTGTTCCCGCTGTCACGCGACCGCGCGTCCTTCACGATACCGGTCAGCGGCGGCGTGTCTCGGATCATCGGGGCGAGACGTTCCTTTGAGAACATCTTCATGGATTCCAGCGTGGGTGATACGTGCAATATCGGACCCGGGTCTTGGTGCATGTAATACCCGATGATGTTTTCCAGCACTGTGGACTTCGCCACCTGCGCGGATGTCATCAACGTGATGCGTCGGACACCGGGCTTACCGACCATATCCATCGGCTCACGCATGTACTCGACGACCTCGGTGCGAAAACGACCGGGTTGGGCGGACGACTCAGCCGATAGACGGCGATGCTCGTCAGCCCACTGCGATACGGTCATGTCAGGGGGCGGCTTAAATGCGCGCAGGGTCGGTTTGATCAGATCCTTGACCGATGCGAAGGTGTATTCACTCAGTGCCATACCTACGCCCGAAAATCATGTCA